TAAAAACTTAAAAAAAAAATTTTTTATTACTATTAATCTATCTTTTTTATAAATATAATATAATATTATATTATTAACGTTAGATTAATTTTATTAACTAACATTAATAACTATATTAATGTTAGATTATGCAACCTATGGGGTCTACATATATAAGGAATTATACTTAAAGAGGTCGGGCTTCCTATGGGTCTACTTAGCCTTTTCTATTGCTGAAATTAAAGATTTCATTTTTGGAATAGTATTAAAGTTCTGTAAGATAGCCATTACTTTAAGTATAGCTTGACCGGGTATTTTTCCTTTAAATCCTAGTGAAACTAAGGCTTTAACTAATATAGGCGTTGGAGTTAATAATACTAGCTGTTGTAAGCGTCCACTTATTTGGTCAAAATCTTCTTCTTGAACCTTGATTTCTTTTTTTGGATTCTTAAGCATCTCTTTTTTTTGTTGGTACTGTTCTTTACAAAGTGGAGATGACATTGCGCATGCATACGAAGTGTTACGACTAGTTGCAAACTCTCTAATATGAGTAATCCAGGGGCTTGGCTTACGAACTTTTCTCTCCATTTCTATTACAATATATAATATTTTTATATGTCAATGAGTAATTCCACTGGTATGTAATGGTGCAAATCTTCTTTTCCAGTTCGTCCATCTGTGATCCAGCCCGTTTCAAATGTGTTAAACAGTTCATCATTATATTCAATAAATGTCAGCTTATCTGTGAACTTAAAAATATAAAATTGCTTTACATTTGTATTCATAACCTTATGACAAGGAAGTAATGTAGTTGGATAAGTTCTTTTCATACTCCGTCTGCTCTTCATCTCATAGTGATTGCCTAAGGAGTCCTCATAGTCCCATTTACAATATTTATCTTGTGTCTCAACCAAAGAATCTCCAAACTTATTCCTTAGTGTTGTTAATACATATTTTTGATTCTGTAATCCTAATTCCAAATCTTTTTTAATTGTGGTATGTTGTGAAACTAGCATACATTAAACCATAGATTTAAATATGTGAGTTTAAACTAAAAAAATTAAAATATTAATCTACTATATGGAATTGAATGAATACATTAAGCAAAAAAGACCTACCCTTGGAGCTTCAAGCATAGTAACCTATTCATCTGTATTACGAAGCCTTTACTATAGGGTATTTAAATCAAAGGATATCGACGTAACAAAGTATGATGATACAACAGCCATTCTCAGTGCCTTAAAAGATGTCCCGCCTAATAAGAGAAAAACCACCCTATCCGCATTGGTTATTATTACAGGCAATCCTATATACAGAGACCAAATGATGGATGACATTAAACAATATAATAAGGATATTGCAACCCAAGAAAAATCACCATCTCAGGAAGCCAATTGGATTACTATGAATGAAGTAAAAACAGTATTTGATGCTTTGACTAAACAGGCTAATCTTCTTTACAAAAAGGCTAATCTTTCCGTAAAGGATTTGCAGGATATCCAAAGTATGATCATCGTTGCCCTTCTTGGTGGAATGTTTATTGCCCCTAGAAGGTCGTTAGATTACTGTAATTTCAAAATAAAAGAGATTGACCCTACTATGAACTACCTAGATAAAAAACAAATGTGTTTTCATTCCTATAAGACCGCTAAAGTATATGGTAAACAATGCATTGATGTTCCTTCTGCTCTAATCAAAATATTAAAAAAATGGATATCTATTAATAAAACGGATTTTCTATTATTTGATACAACTGGAAAGAAATTGACCCCCGTCAAATTGAACCAGCGTTTAAATAAAATATTTGATGGACGAAAAATATCCGTAAATGCCCTCAGGCATGGGTATTTGACCGATAAATATGGAGATATGATTCAAAAAAATAAAGAGATTGACGAGACCATGGCTGATATGGGCTCATCAAAATCTATGCTTAACACCTATTTAAAGAAGGATTAGGACTTAAAGAATAAAATAATATTTTCTAATATTATTCTATGTACGAGATTTCCAAAAGGTCATTTAAAATTGCTAAGCAGTATGGGTTAGAGATTTTTCCTAGTTCTAAAAAAAATAAAAAGATTGATGTCTATAAGGATAGAGAGTATTTAGCCAGTATTGGCGATATACGGTATAATGACTATCATATTTACTTAAAAGAACAGGGCAAAGCGTACGCAGACAATAGAGCTAGACTCTACTATATACGACATAAAGCTGTTTCCTTAAAGGAACAACTCGCTAAGCTGTTGTTATGGACTTAAAATATATACTATATATATGTATTCTTCTTATCCTCGTTCCGGCTTTGCTATACCAATTCCATTTTATAGAAAAGGTTTAGGCTTGACTTACATGAGGACCAAACGAAATGACTCTCGCCTGAAAATTAATAATTTGAAAGTTTGTTGTTGTACCTGCTGCACCGAGAATCAACTCAATAGGAACTGGGTTTGGGGATGGGTTGGAATACATCATGAGACCTTCAGCCCAAAAACCAGCATACCCCTGTAACCCTACACCTGCGTCATAAAGGGTCACACTTGGTAGAATGGTAGATCCAATCGTACCACAGCCGATTTGGTAATAAAAAGGAAGTCCACCTGTGGTACGAGTTTGAACCGTCATATAAAGCAGCCCCGTTCCGCTTGGTACTGTGAATGGGCTTACCCATGGATTAGATTTAGTTTTTCCATCAGGCTGTACAATCATTGGAACAGTGGCTACGACTACATCTCCAAAAGGAGACCCGACGCCAACAACACCGAGGGTACCAACGCCAGTAGGACCTACGAGACTACGAAGCTGAAGACATTCAAGTTGTGAGATTCCCATATTGGCGGCTGACATTATACTTATAGGTTAGATTTTATTTTTTAGAAATCTTTCATTTTTATATTAAAAAGTTTGATACACCTTAGTAGTTCTTTAAGCGAATATTCCTTATATTGAGGCGGGTGCGTTCGTCCAATGGACTCATAATACTTTTCTAGATAAGGAAATACATCCTCCCTAGTTATTTTTGTCATATACTATATATATGAAAAAAAATATTTCTATGTTACCGCAACCAGTCCAAGATGCTATCCATTCGTTTGATTTGCATGGACGAACCGCAATCATAGGTAGTAATTCTATTAGAGGAAATCTATTCGGATCGGATTACGATATTGAAGACAAATTGAGCGGTTCTCCTAAGCAGATTGAACAATGGATACACAATGAGTTCAATAAATCAAAGGTATTGCTTCTTGAGTTTAAAATCCAAGATGGAAAGAAGAAACATAGATTTACCCATGAGACCATCAACCAACCTCTCGCACATCTTATTGAAACAGCCGATTTCTTCAAAGCAGATTTGGTCGTCCCAGTAGGAGACCGCTTCGCCGAAGTAAGTATACATTATTACCGTAATCCAGTTAAGCCTCAAATAAAAAGCCTTGAGGCAGATGTAAAGAAATATATAAAAATAGATACTCTCAAAGCTCTTAAACGGCTTTACTCTATTTATAAATTACAGGGTAAGAACACAGATGCATTCACTGACTTTTTCAATACAGAAATAGGACTTATCAATAAATGCATTTCAGATCTTGAACTCCTTAAGAAAATTAAAAATATGATTTCTAAAGAATCGTATAAAAATAATTTGGATTACATTCGTTCAACATTAGCAACTACAACAGCCCCACTTGTTCTAGATGTGAAAAAACTACGGGCGATTGTCAATAAGGCTTCTATTGAGTTTATGGACCAACTCAAATAAGGAAAAATCGTAACATTATAATATACCTGTATATATTATGTTGTCCTATTTTAATGGTGAGCAGATTGCAAGAGTAAATAATAAAATTATTCATCTTAGTGAAAAAGCAGATGATGATGGCTTCTCAAAGGTTGAATTAAAAAATAGTGATGAGTTTAGTTTAATGCCCTCTAAGACGGGGCGAACCATTTGGTATATTACCGCCCCGAGTGGTTCAGGTAAGTCGTACCTAGCAAAACAAATCATACAGGAATATCATAAGCTTCATTCCAAGAACGCCGTCTATGTTTTTTCATCACTGGATACAGATGAAACACTAGATACATTAAAGTATATCAAAAGAATCAAAATAAACAAACCCGAATATCTTGAGAGCGAACTTACCGCAGCAGATTTTGAAAATAGTCTTTGCTTATTTGACGACGTAGATGTTATAAGTAATAAAAAACAACTTAAAAAAACAATGGATATTCTTAATTCAATATTACAAACAGGTCGTCATTTTAATGTGAGTTGTATTTATACTAGTCATGCATCTACGGCGGGTCATGCTACGAAAATCATCCTCAACGAAAGTCATGTAATTGTGTTCTTTCCGTCAACATCGGGGGGTAAGATGCTTAAGTATCTTTTGGACCAATATTTGGGTTTAAACAAAACACAAATAGAGCGAATGAAAAATATTAAATCTAGATGGGTAGCAGTTGTTCGCAAATATCCTAGAGCTATTGTTACACAGCATGAGGTAAGTCTTTTGAAAGACTTTTAACTTTCTTTATATAGTATTATTTATAATAATACTATCTTATAATGTCTTATTACAAAAACCTCTTGGGGATACCCGCCGCTTTAAGTTTATTTTTTTTAGGAGTTGCTTTACGAGGAGTTTTAGGAGGAGTTCCTAAACTAGCAGTACGAATAAGATTAACAGCAGAACCAGCAGGAGGACCAGTAGGAGGACCAGCAGGAGGACCAGCAGGAGGACGAGGACGGCGACCAGCAGGACGAGGACCAGCGGGAGTACGAGGACCTACTGGAGGGACTTGATATATTCCTTTAGGAACAGTGGGACGACGAGGAGTAGGGGCTGAAATAGGGGCTGAAAGCCCTGATAGATAATTATGACCCCCTACATTACTGAGTTTATTACCGACAAAAGAAAATAATGACCTCATATCTTGTTTAACAATCTCATATAATCTACGGAATGGCTCATCCTTTTCTCTAGGGGTACGACCTACTCCTTTTTGGTTTAACTCATTTACAGTCGTTGCAAGAGCGGCATTTGCTACACCTAGATTACGAAATACTTGTGTTAATTCTTGTAGATCACTCTCGGGTACGTTTTTAAAATTGACCTTCTTTAATACAGATAATATTTTACGAGATAAAGGGGTTATTTGATACATACTAGGCAGGTTCCTTGCCGCTGTCCCCCTATAATTCATATACTCATCTAAATCGTTTCGGGTTAAGTTAAGGTCGTTTTCAAGCCTATCCAAGTATTCAAAAACTGAAATATCTTCTTTTGCTTCAGGCATTGCTTCAGGCATTGCTTCAGGCATTGCTTCAGTCTGCTTTTTTTGTATAGCTAATACCCGCTTTTGCATAGCCAACATTTTCTTTTGAGCTTTTAACTGTGAGTCGTCCTCATAACTCATTATATATAGACAATATATTATTTTTGTTTCTTATTTAGAGGATTTACGTTTAGCTCCTAGTATAATATCAGCTTTTAGGTCATTTTCTCCGGGTGAAATATAACTACCATCATTTCCCCCTGAAAGTATGTATTTCCTTGGCGAATGAACGCTTTCATGATATATGTGCCTTGGCTCGTCGTATACTTTTTTTGAATCTAGCTCCGCTATCATAGCTCTAATCTTTTTGTTGTATGCCTCCATATATATAGAGTAAATATTTTTATTTTCAATGATTGATAATTAAAAAAATCTAAATCATAAGTAGACAGCAATTTATTACATTAAAAACCCATCTAATTTAGAACTACGTTTGGCTGCCGACGAGGGGGCTGTCTTGTTATGATGCTGTTTAACGGACGACCCCATATTATACATTGACCCACCAATAAGACGCTGAGACTCTGCACTCGTAGTGTCTACTGGTTTACTCTTCGCATCAAGCACCATCTGCTTAGTCAAAATACCAGTCATTGTAGTCGTCATACCCCTATCTGTGACCATAACTCCACTGTTAACGCAAATCACACATACCTCAGGAACAAATGCTTGGTTAGTCTGGTTATATACTTGTATTTGGAACTGAAAATTGTAGTTTCCAAGCGACCCGCTGGATAGGTAATCGGGCAAACTGAGGTCATACGCTGGGTCTAGGATTAGCAGTGAGCCAGTAGTTCCAATTTGAGTACCTATACCCGATACTTGCCCTTCACTTGCATTACCAACCGAAACACCGCAAAACTCAAACCAATTCTGTGTAGATCCATTTTTTTGGCTGAGTCGAAACAGCTGTTCGGGGGTGGCTGATGAGAGCAACCCGGATTGATTATTTAAGTTTACGCTGATAGACTGAATCTTAAGGAAGAAATTGGGGTCACTAATAGTGCAGCTTCCTAGGGGCTTTCGCACACTGATAATAAAAACGTCAGGTAGCATGTTGATTTGCAGTGAATTGCTCGTAATTGTTGTTCGTCCACCCGGTGCAAGAGATGCTCCTCCCGTTGTGGAGGAGACGTATCTTGGGTACGAACAGTACGGAACTATGTTTTTAGACTGAATCAAATCTGAAACCTGTACGCTCAAGAATTTGACGAGAAGAGAGGGCTGATTAGGTGCTTGAATTGCTCCAAAGTTCGTTCCTTTGAAGAGCAGTTGGTCGGCAACAATTTCATCCTGTGCACTATATGCCCGAACACCCGCTCCTCCTGCTGCAATTGCTGCATAGGCAGTAGTTCCTGGAACAATTGAAGATGGAATAACGGCTCCTGCATTAGTCTTCAAACCAGTGCAGAACATACGCTTAAGACTCGTATCAATATTCATTGTAAAAACCATGTTGTTGACCCCGAGAATCCCCTGACTGTTGTATTCCGGTTGCCCGAAGATGAAGGGGCTCAAGAATATCGGTTCTGATACGGACGTAGAGATGACAACGTCCCAGGTATCATCAAGACCTGCTGAGACTGGGCTTGAATCTATAACATCCCCATTAACATCCTTACGATAAATTGAGATTTTGCAAGGAAATGCCCCCCGAGGCATTTGGTCTACATCGTATGAGCCGTTCTTAATACCAGCCATAGGGTTGTTCGCACTGCCGACGGCATCACCGTAAGAAGCGTATACTTGGTCTGGTAGAGATGGTGTCATACCATTGTAGCGGTAGAGTTCGCGCGAGTTGTTCAGCCTAAGTAATGAAGGTAAGCAATCCTGAAGGTTAATTGAGCATGTTGTGTTGTTAATGCTGCATGAGAGATTTGTCATAATTGAAGCCAAAGGGAATGCTGCAAGGGACATATCAAGCCCATACTGAAATGCCTGTTGACCGTCAGGAACACCTGGACCGACCCGAACCGTAAACGTCAAGGCTGATGTTAAAAGGACATCTCGACCCATGACTACAGACTCACTCGGGCACTGAATGTTGATGTTTAGTGCAGAATTAGAGAAGCTAGATGCCCCAAAGGTTTGGTATGTAGTCTGTGCGGCACCACTTTTCACTTGATATTCCAATTCACTAGTGATGTCCGCGATTGTAGAATCCTTGCATAGGGTTGTTTTGAAGTCACTCATTATAGTATAGGATTAGATATTTATTTTTTGAAAATATCTAAATTGATTTATTTCTTTAAAAAAAATCCTAGTTTTAGCGAAACAGAACCGCCCGAGGATAACACAAATGGTATGAGCGATCCATCTCGTAGTCTATAGTATATTTGGATATCTAAATTGGTTAGAGGAGATGTTCCACTGAGAGATATCATGCGATATTGGGCAGTAGGGGTATATAAAATGCTAGGAGCATATTGCCCTGAGGTCGAAACTAAATCTGTGATGATATTGGCTGTTGCAGAATTGTTGGTAGGTGTTGATGTACTATTGTTATTTATGACGACGGTTGGGCTAACATTGGTTGGCTGGACTTGCAGAGTATTACTCGTAAATACGATGGCTTGGATTGGACTCCATGCCGAGATGGTTGAGTATTCCTGAAAGGATTGGATTGCATTATACGAAATGATTGGATTGCTATATGGAACAGTAATCGTCACTTGGTTCAATGTGCCTATATTGACTAAACCAAGAAGGAAATTACGCCCGAATGTAACACCTTCAAAGCCGAAAAATACCATAGGAAAGCTACTAAATAAATTGAACATAGCAGGGTTCATATAGATACGAACGATAGGCGTTAGATTTAGTGGAGATTCATCAAAATATAGAGATTCTGCTGTGATTACGGCGACGTTTTGTGTCGTATCCCATGTAATGAATGGACGATTTGGCGGAAAAAACGCCATAGGATTAATCGCCAATACTTTTACTTTAAGATTATTAAAACAATTCGTCATACAAGTATTCACATTGAATAGAAAAAACTCATAATTATAAATGCTATAGTAACCCGTAGAGAAATCAGCTTGTTTGTTCCAAGTTTTGCTTGGAGCTGCAGGAATAGTAGCTGATTTATCTTGAGGATTAAACTTAAGAAACTCCTGATGAACTACGACCTGACCATTAACTGGATATTCCATTGTGATACTGTAAATAGTTAGCGTTGGATCGGGTTGGTTGGGTTCAATACTGGGTATGAATGTAGGAGCATTGGCGGAATCTACTTGGAAACGTAGAATGGACAACTCATACTGAGATGGGCTGTCCAAAAATGCGATTGAGCGATTGTCTGTGTACGAAAACGGCTCAGGTTTAGCCGTAGTAGATTGAAAGTTTGTTACGAGAATATCAAGGTATACATTATCGGGTAAATCAGCCATATATATACTATCTAGATTTTATTCTTTGTCATCTAAGATAATAATATCAACATCGGTTCTTTAAGTAGGATTCTCAATATCTATATCGGGCTCTACTTTGTGCTATATTTTTGAATGATTGCCCGTATGTCCTTATCAATTTCATGTCGTTCCTGTGTGTCAAGTTGAATGAAAAGCATCGTTGCTGAAGTATATAGTTCTAGCTGGTTATCAGTTGGTAAATCAATTGCGTCTTCATCTCCTAGGCGGTGTTTATTTTCATATACCTCATCTTCAAGTAGATAGGTCTGCAGTTCTTTTGCAATATGCTTCCTAATATGATGAAACCCTTTAGAACTCTCTGTCCATTCATCTAGATGGGTCATCACCTTGTCATTCGGCAAGACAACACAGCCCATTTCATGTAGGGTCATCCGTTGCAGATTGCGTTCAAGAATCTGCGTTACTACTTTTTGGACTGGGATATAATCGCCTGTTTTAAATAGATCATAGTCTGTATCTGTCACCTCAATGTCCTTACAGAAGCCTATTGAGGACATTGTGCAGTTCTTTTGCAGATATTTCTTATTTAGAACATCTTCTTCAATATCTTCTTCAACTTCATCTTCTTTAAGTTCTTCTTTAAGTTGTTGTTTTTTAGATACTTTGATTACTTTATTAGGTGCTGATTGAGGTGCTGATTGAGGTGCTGATTGAGGTGCTGATTGAGGTGCTGATTGAGGTGCTGATTGAGGGGCTTGAATTAGTTGAATTGGTGATTCCTTAACCGTCATAAGGTACTGAATCATCTTATCTTTTTCTAATATGAGACACTCTTGATATTTGTTTTTCTCTTTCAATAGTTCTACCTCATGCCTCAATGCAGTCATTTGTTCCTTAATAGAATGCATCTCATCCTGTCGCTGTAGTTGTTCCTTTAGTTTAGTGATTTGTTGCATAAAAGTATCTGCTTGAAGTTCCATGTCAAACTTCTTTAGATCATTATACTTTGTGACGTCTTCCATAACGTCAGTAAATACCTTCTTAGTTACTGTCTTAACCTCATACGGTGTGCCTACTAGCTGACAGTGTTTCTTACTTTTGCAGTGAATGCCTAGGTTGGTTTTAGTTTTAGTCGTAAAGTTGCATGCTTCGCATTTAAAGGAATTAACAGTTTCCATTCTTATAATACTATGATATTTTATTTTTAAGTTAATTTCCTTAATATATTAATTCTTAATAGTTTCCCTTAGGTTTTCTTAAAAGTTTATAATTTTAATAATTATAAACATTCATGGTTTACTTAGATTTCGGGGGTCGCCCATTTCTTATGTCTCTTTGATTTAAAATGTACTGATTTACGACAATATTGATAATGTCCAC